GCTGCCCTGGATGGAAAGCATCTCTCTGGTGCCCACCTGCGTGGCCCTGGGGATTCCCGTCAAGAACGCCCACACGGCCCTGGCGGACTGCCGTCTGGCCATGGAGGTGGACAAGGTGCTTCGGCAGGCGAAAGGCAAGGACCGTGAGGCCTGGTCAAAGGTGGTGCCAGGTCGCTTGTTGGCCTGGCGGATGGCCGGCAAGCCCAACGAGTGGCCCCTCTGAACACAGGACATCAAGGACCATGAAGAAAGCCACCCGAGTTCATCGAGAAACGCTGCCCGTGGACCTGGCGGAAGCTCTGCTGAACGTCCCTTTCGAGGATGAGGCAGCCTCCAGGCCAGAGGCGTATAGCAGCGTGGGAGCCCGGCTTGGGGCGGCCAAAGCGGAGTTGCAAGCAGCGGTGTTGGCGGCCAACCGAGTGTTGACCGCCAATCCTCTGATGGAGATCATCGCGGAACACGCCGCCCGGAAGATCGGCCGAAGAGGTCAACCCCTGGTGGTCGTGGACGAGGCAGGGGAGATTCTGCTGGAGATCCACTACCTCACCCCAGACGAGGTCCAGTCTGATCCTCAGATCCCCAAGGTCCGCAAGTCGAACCTCCCTCCCATCGAGGAACTGAGACAGGAGGCCACCTTTCTCGGCATCGACCCGGAACCATTTGGGAAGGCGAAGACCAAGCTGCTCAAGGCCATTGACGCTGTGAAGGCGGGCAAGCCAGAGCCAGCACCTGTGATGAAAGCTCTGGCACCCAAGCCAGCGCCAGTGGTGAAGGCCCCGGTCATGATGAAGACTGCACCCGCAGTGGGGACTCCACGAACGGTTCAGATTGAACCCACCCCATTCATCACAGTGGCTGATGACGACGAGGGGTTGGACGCCTTGTTCGGGGAGACTCCCGTCAAGAAGAACAACGGCACCCCTGCGACACCCTTCGGGTCTCCGTTTGATTTCAAGGGTCCGGCTGTACGGAACCCTGTCAATGCCCCCATCAGGAACACGGAGGTCGAGTCTGACCGGCCTCCCCTGCCCCCGCCGGTGCGTCCCCCTCGACGTGGAACACCTGCCCTGGGGTCACCGCCTAAGAGGACGGGACGTAGTCTGTCGGCCATCGCAGGCAACGCAGAGGCAGAGGTAGACATCGACGCCATCCTGTCGGTCCCCGCACCACCGCCGCCCAACGAAGACTGAGTCAACCCTTCGTTGGCGAGCCTATACACCTGATGAGGTAGGGACATGTCTCCCTGCGTCGTCGAGGTGTCTGTGGGCGAATGGTGGATCAACAACAGTGGGTACAACCTCCTCAAGGGAGTTGAGGGTGATGCCACCAACCGGATCCATCTGGATGATGGCGTGATCATCGACTTCCTGCGTCGCATCCCCGCCTCTCGCTCCTCGTTCAATCGCCTCGTACCGAACATGCTCGAAGATGAGCAGATCCGGTTGCGTGGGCTCATCGCGGCAGCCGATCTGATCGCGGTGGACCCCAAGGTGGTTGAAGACGCTTTCCAGGCGTCTCAGAACAAGATTGGGGTTCATGCCACTGGTCGATTCGGTGGTACACGGCGTGGAGGGAACAGTTGATGGCCGACACAGACATGGACGGCAAGCCTCCTCTCCAGAGTACACCCCTGAATCGCCAAACCGCTGGGATCTACATGATCCGGTGTGCCAATGGGAAAGCCTACATTGGTCAATCCCGGGTGGTGCTCCGTCGTTGGACCCAACATCGGTGGGCCTTGAACCGAGGGTCCCACGGTAACCCACACCTCCAAGCTGCCTGGACCACGTTGGGTGAGCGAGCTTTTGAGTTCCTGCTCCTACGGGAGTGCGGTGATCCAGCCGAGCGGGACATCCTAGAGACGCAGTTCATCAACCAGTACCAGACCAGAGAGCGTGAGCACGGCTACAATCTGATTGCGGTAGAGGAAGGTAAACGGGGACATTCCCCAGAAACCTGTGCCAAGATCAGCCAAGGAAACAAAGGGAAGACCGTGAGCCCCACAACAAAGCTGCGGATGAGCCGGGCTCAAGCAGGTCGTCATGTTTCTGCTGCAACTCGTGCCCGGATGAGTACCGCAATGCAGGGTAAGGGAGCAGGTGTTGCCAAGTCCGCGGGTCATCGAGCAAAAATTGCGGTTGCACTTCAAGGCCGGACCTTGAGTGCTGAGCATGTTTCTCGGGTGGCAGCAGCCAAATGTGGTTGCCCTTTGACAGAGGAGCACCGTGTTCAAGCCCTGGCGGTTTTGGTGCGTAACCACGAGGCCCGTCGAGGAAAGCCCTTGTCCTCTGTGACAAAGGCACGGATCAGTGCGGCAAACTCAGGACGGGTCTGTTCCCCAGAGGACAGGGCAAAAAAGTCGGCGGCCTTGAAAGGGCGTCCGAAGACCCCGGAGCAGATCGCTGCAGCCATTACAGGCAAAAAAGCCAAACAAATGAAGCAGGTGAACCATGTCCATGCGTGAGCCACCACTCAAAAGTCGCAAGTTCATCGCGTACCTGGTAGCCGAGATCACCTGGAAGATCCTGGCAGGGCTGGTGCTCTTCTGGGGAAAGGACTCAATCCCGCAGCAGGTGTTCATCATCCTGTTCGCTATCGTGGTTGTAGCGGGGTTCGTGGAAGCAGGGTTCATTCTCGGACAAGCCAGCCTGGACAAGTACACCCGTATCGCCCAGATCGCCTCTCAGAACGGAAAGGTGTTTGAGGTCACCAGACGAAGTATGACCGTCACGAATGGTCCCGACAAGAAACCTACGGCCCCCCCCACCCCTTCTGAGGATCCAGAAGGCGGACTTGGGTAAGGTCTCACCCTCTACTAAATCCCACCTGGAGGTCGTCGTGAAGAAGCTCCTCTCCATCCTCTTGCTAGCACTGGTTTTCACCGGCTGCACTGAGTACATCGTGCGGGACACCGTGGTCTACCAGACCGAGCTGAACCAGTACGACGCCTGGGCCACCAAGCAAGCAGCTTTGCTCAAGGGGTTCATGGCCACCTCCTGCACCTGTGATGCGGCAATGAAGTTCGTGGACCCCGCCTGTGCGGCATCCGCCGACTTCGTCCTGACCATCGAGGCTCGGCACGAGTGGCACAAGGCGATGAGCCTGTACCTCGCTGGTATCAGTGACACCCGCCCGCCCAAGGTCCCACCCGTCATCCCTGCCAGCAGCACCCTGTGCCCGGCACCTGTGGAATGAGTGAGGTCTATGGCCGGTACTCACCTGGCAGCGTCTATTCGAGCGAACCACACCTACCCAGCATCCGCTTCAACGGGAGGCAACTGATGAACTTCCAACAGCTCCTCAACAATCTGATCCCCGTGCTCGGCCAGGTTGGCGTGGACACCCTCGAAGATGTGTTCAAGGACCTGGCCGCTGACCAGGATGAGCCGTGGGCGCAGGTCGCCCTGGCCCTTCTCGGTGACGCTGTGGCAGCTCACGGGATGGCTGGCATCGAGCTGGCCCGCAAGGCCATCGACGCCTTGTTCGAGAACAAGGTCCCCGAGATCGACTGGGCAAGTCCCCGGACCGCATCGGACTTCGTGGCCAAGATCCAGAACGCAGAAGCCGATGACAAGTCCTCGGCCCGTGACTTCTTCGTGAAGGTCGGTGATGCCTTCGGGCAGATCTTCGCTGGGATTGTCAAAAGCCTCGTCGCCTGAAACAAGGAGAATCAAGATGACCTACCGACCCCCATTCGCTCGTATGCGGCAAATCAAAGCCGATGCACCCCCCAAGCCTTCCACAGATCCAGTGAACGTAGAGGAAGCTCTACTCACAGCACCACCAGCTCCGGCGGACATCCGTGTCTCCGTGGGCGCGGTCGATGTGGTCGTAGAGGCTGGGGATGACCACAAGTTCGGCACCCCGGACGACCACCACCACATCGTGCAGGCTGGGGCTGAGTCTCCTGTCACCGAGCCCAAGGTCATCGAAGAGGAGCCCCTCGTTGCTGAGGTCGTCGAGCCTGAGGTGCCCACCTACGACAAGCTCACCCGGAAAACCGACCTGGTTGCTTTGGCGGCACAGTACGGAGTGGTACACGAGGACACTGCCACCAAGGCTGAGATCCTCGCCGCTTTGGATGCCCATTTCGGCAAGTAGAGGGGACTCCCGTGTCTACAGTCAGGATGCGGGTCGTCAAGTACATCCCCGAGAAGCTCTACGGCTTCTGCTCAGGCCTGGATGACGAGGGGACCCTGCGAGAGGTGTTTTTCCACCTCGCAGTGTTCCACCCGGGGGAATCAGTTGAGGTGGCTCGGTGCATGGGATGTCCTGGGCCACCTCGCTGTCAGAACCCTGTGGACTCACCCCCACCGATTCTTGGTGAGTGGGTGCTGGTGGACAGTCCCGAAGGTGAGCCCGGTGGTAAGGCTCCCCGGGCTCAACGGGTTGTTCGTGAGACAACCCCTCGCATGATCATCGGTGTGGTGGAGTCGTTCGATGCTCTGCGTCGGTATGGTTTCGTCATGGGGAGTGATCAGGTGAGCTACCATCTGCACGAGAGTGAGATTGCTGATGGGCGTATACCCCTCACGGGTCACCAGATCATCTTTTTTGCAGGCTTCCGCGAAGGGCGGCCTCGGGCTTGTCATGTAAGGGTGTGCCGATGAGCAGCAAGAAAATCGACGGGACCAACATCTTCGGTGGCAAGAATAGCCGAGGTCTCTATGTCCCGATGTCCGAAGATGAGCAAGAAGTCATCCACCGTCTCGTAGAGGCGGAGGACATTCAGCTCATCATCCACGGTTGGGGCACCCTGGACCGTCCCCGGTTCCTGATCGGTGATCACCGCATTGGTGTGCAGTTCCGGCTCACGTTCAACAAGCCAACGGCCCCGATGTCAGTGTTCTTCTTCGACCTGGAGCTGAAGACCCGGACAGGCATCTCGCTCTGTAAGGAGCGCTTGCCCAGCATGTACAATGGCAAGCCGGTCGAGGTGATGGCAGGATTGTTCCTCGATATGCAGTGGGACATCGCCCTGCACTCGATGGACCCCCGCCTTGTCAAGCTGCTCAAGCCTGGGGCAACTGGTCTCACTTCACGCCGGCAGGACAAAGACACCGGGATGATGACGGCCCAGGGCAACATGAAGCTCAACGCCAAGCAGAAGAAAGTCCTTCACGAGCTGGAGATGGCTCAGGCCAAGGGCCGTGCTGAGGACCTTGCGCAGGTGGTCAACGCCACCGAGAAGGCCGGCTACACGGTCAAGCGAACGAAGAAGGGGTTCGAGGCCGAGGACGTCTAGTCCTTCTCGTGGGTTAGGGTGTGGGAGCACCTGGATTCGAACCAGGAACGTTAGGTCCCTCTCCTGAGACTTGCCCTGTAAGCCTTGTGTCCAAGGCGAGCCAACCAGGCGGGGCGGAATCAAACCATCTCAGGAGAAAAGTCCTCTCGTTTTGTCTCCTGACCGGCATCCCGGTCAGGCTAGGCTTGCCTGCCTATTACTCTCACACCCCTACTACGGATGGCGGTTCTGAGTTGAGCCCCAATTTTTCACCTATGCCCCTGGAAGGGTATGGACACGAGACACGCAGAACGCCGCCTAGTGGCCCGCCAGTTCCAGAAGCAAGCCTGTGGCGATGCTCCACAGACGGGTGGGCGGATGTCCCTACTGCACCCTCGGTTCAACCTGCGCGAAGTCGCCAAGCAAATGCTTCTGCTTGAGGATCATCTCCAACATCCCTACAAGCACTGCCCGGACTGCATCCGCAAGCACTTGATGACCATCGAGGGGTTCGCCGAGGAGGCCTCTGGACTGGACACGGTTGGGATGTACAGGGACACGGCTGAGGAACTGGCGGAGTACGCCCGGTTCTGGTTGGAGGACTTCGAGGACGGCAAGCCTATGCCCGAGATCGCCCAGCGGATCCGGCAGGTTCGCAAGAATCTCGTCGCCCTGGTCTCTGACCCTCGTGATGCCACGAACAGGGTTGCCTCACGGTATCTTGCAGCAACGACTCCGTGCCCCCATCGTCGAGTGTGCCTGGACGGGTAGAATGGAGCAAGTCTCCCCTCACCGTGTACGAGGTCACTATGTCGAGAGGACGCATCGAGGTCATCACCGGCTGCATGTTCGGTGGCAAAAGCGAGGAGCTGGTCCGCCGACTTCGGCGAGCCCAGATCGCCAAGAAGCGGGTAGGGGCGTTCAAGCACGCTTCGGATGACCGCTATGACCCCGTGAACATCGGTTGCCACACTGGGGTGACGTTCGTGGCCAAGCCCTGCCACAACGTCGGGGATCTCAACAAGATGGCCCAGGGGCTCGATGTCATTGGCATCGACGAGGCTCAGTTCTTCCTCCCGGTCTTGATCGAGTTCTGTGAAGACAAAGCGAACTCGGGTGTTCGAGTCATCGTAGCCGGGCTGGACCTGGACTCGAACGGGCAACTTTTCGGCCCCATCCCTGCCCTGATGGCTATCGCTGAGGATGTGACGAAGCTCTCAGCGGTCTGTGTCTCCTGTGGTGAGCCTGCCAGCAGGACCTTCCACAAGGGTCCAAAAGAGCATCAGGTCGAGGTAGGGGCGTCCCAGTATGAAGCTCGCTGCCGGAGTTGCTGGAACGCCAAGGGCGAGTAGTTCTGGGTCATCTTAGGGTAGAACAGGAACCAACCCTGTCCCCGAAGGATGAACCTATGTCCGACAAGCCCTCATTCCAAGAGCTGCTCACCCCTTCCATCACCGACCTGGAAAGGGAGAACATCCGGTTCGCTGCCGAGGTTCTTCGACTTCAAAATGCTCTGGAGGCCGAGAAGATCTCCCGTGAGATGGAGCGAGGTCACACTGAGCACTGCGCTCGGGCCATCGTGTTCGGTGGGATGCCCTGCGAGTGCGAGGCCCCTCCGATGACCCTCAATGGTTGGGCTGAGGTCATCCACCAGACGGCCAAGGACAAAGGCTGGTGGGCTGAGGGCAAGCCACGGAACTTCGGTGAGATCTGTGCTCTGTTTCACTCGGAAATCTCCGAGGCGTTCGAGGAGTACCGGGCGGGTCACAGCCACACAGAGGTCTACGAGAACTCGGACAAGCCCGGCAAGCTCGAAGGGGTGCCCGTCGAGTTGGCTGATGCCATCATCCGTATTCTCGACTTCTGCGGTTGGGCAGGCATCGACATGCAGGATGTGATGGCCCGCAAGCACGCCTACAACCAGACTCGACCGTACCGTCATGGGAACAAGATCGCCTGATCTACCCGTTGAACCCCTCGAACCATCCCGCCCGTTTTTCGGGGGGTGTGGTGGGGGTCCTTAGTCCTGGGCTACCTTTCTTGGGGTAGATCCCCCCCGTTCGGGGACAAATGGGTCAGGGGTCCCAGTCGCTCTCAGATTGGATCTGGCCTCTTCACTTGCAGATTCTCGGGGTCCTGGTGATGCCCGAGAATCTGTAAGTGATGCCCGAGAATCTGCGAACAGGGCCTTATTGCAGGCTAGAAACAGAAACTTCGCCACCGAGATTCTCTAAGTGGGGTCCTAAGTGGAGTTTCTTGCACTGAATCGGCCTGGATTCTGAGTTCACACCAGGTGAACTCCATTTTCCTCCCTCCAGACCCCTGAAACCGGACAAAAGAAACCCCGAAGTCCTTTGCTATCTAGGGCTTCGGGGTTTCTCCCGAGTAACGGTCAAAACTCTGTGGGGGTTCAGAGAATTGCTCTCCGGTGCATGTCGAGGAACAGGTCCGGTGGGTTGAGGGCGGTGATGCGGGAGGCCAGAGCTTCCACGGCCTGCTGCCGCAGCTCCGGGGTGTCCCGATCGACATCCCACGCTACGTCGAGGACCTGGACTCCCATACCCCGGAGCACACTGACCATGTGGTCAATCTCCTGCTCCAATCCCCGGAGGTAGTCGAGGGAGATGGCCTCCTCGCACTTGCGGCCGGTCTCCTGCTCCATCCGCTTGGCGACCCGTCGTTCACAGACTTCGGGTGAGGCGAGGACACGGACGCAGACGGAGGGGAGGAGAACCCCTGCGGTCATGGCGTGGTAGATGCTGGAGTAGGTGCCAAACTCCCGCTCGGTCATCATCCCGCCCTTGAGCTGGAGGCGAGCGAAGGCGGTGTCTTGCCAGTATGAGGAGTCCAGCACTGCATGGCCTTCCCCATTCATTGCGTGCCACTGAGCATGAAGTTGCTGACGCAGTCGCATCCCTAGCATATGGATCTGTAGGGAGAACGCCCACCGTGTTGGGTCTGCATAGTAGTCTGCGAGGAAAGGATTGCGATCCTCCTTTTCATCCGGTTCACTCAACCACAGGGCACCCAGTGCCTGTGCGAGTTCTCGTGAGAGAGTCGTTTTGCCACTGCCTATCAAACCTACAACAGACACGACCTTGCATTTCAAGTCTTTGCTCCCAGTACAGCGTTGATGTGACCCATACCACCAAGACGGCGTCGGAAAGTAGTCGGATGAAAGCTCGTCGAAGCCAGTCCTATCTCAGTGACCTTGCCGTTCTGCTGAAATACTTGCTTGGCAGCATCCCAGAGCGTTTGCTCGGCTACCTTCTCGTAAGGGTTTCGACGATACTTGTGGGACTCTAGCAATGCCTCGCCTTGTTGCAGGGCTGAGGTGATGTATTGAAGAGCTTCCACGGCGATTTCTCTACCCTTCAAGAACATTTCTGGTGGGGTGTGCTGCTTCTTGCTGTTGCAGCTTCGGCAAGCTGGGACGATATTCCAGATGAAGTTGGTTCCACCTTGGAACAGAGACAGCACATGGTCCCAGGTATCGGCGGAGGCACCGCAATAAATGCAGCACCCGGAGAACTGCTCTCGAAGGGCCATGAGTTCAACCCCGGTGTGCTGCCCAGGGGCTCTGGCCTTCCGAGCCCGCTTCCTGTGTCGTGCCGCAGCGGCTTTTTCTGGGTTGGCCTCCCTCCACTTACGGCCACTATCACGCCACAACTTCCTGGCCTTCTCAGGATTTGCTGCAAGCCAACTCTTGAGACCAGGGTAACCCAAGGCTTTCTGTTCCGCAGCCCAGGCCTTGTTCCTGGCTTGGACCCTCTCGGGGTTAGCTTCTTGCCAGCGCTTGACCCGTTCAGCATCCTTTCCAGGATGGTTCTTTCGGATCTTTGCTGATTTGGCCCTGTTATAGATGAGCCAATGAGGATGGCAGTAGGCGGAGAGGGCATTGCCAAATTCTAATACCGGGCGGTACTCATTACAGGTCTTGCACCATCGAAGACCTGTCGGGGCTTTTGGTGGCATAGCGTCCACCTCCTACTTAGAAGTGGGCATAGGAGCATAACCGAAGTGTGTACGGTCGAGAACCTCCACGATCACTCCGTTGAGTCGAGGGGCCAGACGGCGAGCAGCACGTCGTATGCCAGTTTGTAGGGGTCATGGGGCGTGTCACGATTCACCTGGAGGCACTGGTGTCCCCCGTGAGTGGGGTGCGGGATGTGTCTGATCTTGCCCAGGGGCGAGAGAGCCTCTGCCATGCGGGTGGCTTCTGCGAGGTGGTTCCCGCCGGGCTCACGCAGGGCGGGAGTGGAAACGAAGATACTCAGATTCCCCCATTCGGGGACTAGGCCTTTGCTGCCTCCGATCTTCTCCATCAGGTAGCGGGCCAGGATGAGATGGTCCGCCACGATGAGGGCATTCGGTGGGTCTGGGTCGAGGTCTTGCGGGAATCCTCGATAGCCGATCTTGAAGTCCCATGGCTGGCTGTTAGCCGGTGGATTCCATGCACTGTGGATGAGGAGTCCTGCATCGAAGCAGGCACCCAGATGACGTTCGGAGGTGTTGAACCGGCGAGCCTCGTAGCCATCCTCTTCCTTCGTCCCGGCCTCAGTGAGCAGGTACTCTTGCTCGAAACCGAACCAGACAAGGTTGGTCATCTTGCCCCGATCGTCGATGGCCAGACGGAGTTTTGCCCGCCAGTTGATCTCGACACAGTGATCCTCAGCGTCGCGAACTTCACAGGGGACCAGGTAGTTTGGTTGGGGGCGGGTGGGATCCGGCAAGTAGAAGTAGGGGGACAGGACCCGTGTCTGGGTCTGATCGTCGTCCGGCTCTCCGTACTCGTAGGTCCAGCGGTCTAGCAAGGGGACGGGGTTACCCTTGTCATCCTTGCCGATGAGGATGCTTTTTTTCTTGAAAAGCAGGAGTCCGTTGTCATCGAGCCAGATGTAGTCGGCGAGACCCATCCCCACGGGCTCTCCGCCTTTGATGAGCTGCAAGCGAGCCATGCGGCACCTCCAGTGATTTTGCATCCTACCCCGATGGGGCTCAACTCGGGCTCCCTGTGCGTAGTGGGATCGTGACTTGTCCTACACCAAAGCGGAGTGTGTGATCATGCGTTCATTGATTCTGTTCCTGGTCGTGTCCCTCATGGGTTGTGAGAAGCCGGTGGCCTCTGACCCCCTTCCCGTGACTGGGGCTGCTGCGGCAACGTCCGCCACCCCTCTTGAGGGGAAGGCAAAGGCCCTCGTGGCCAACCCCGACTTCCGCAATGCGTCCTGGGGGCTCTCCCGTGCTGACGTGGGCATGGACGGCGAAATCCTGGACTCTGGCCTTCAGGACGTGGTGGTCCTGTTCTCCGCGGAGAGCTGCACGGTGGCAGGCTTGCAGTGCAAGGCTGTCTACTACTTCTACAAGGACGAACTCGCCCAGGGCCGATTCCTGATCACAGAGGAACACTCCAACAAGACGGCCTTCATCACGGACTTCAACAACCTGGTCGAGAAGCTCACGGTCAAGTATGGCACCCCCACCAAGCAGGATACCATCTGGGTGAACAACCTCTACAAGGACGACCCCGCGGATTGGGGTATGGCGGTGTCCATCGGCCATATGATGAAGGTGGCTTCGTGGACCACCGACCGCACTCAGGTCGTCATTGGGTTGACAGGGGACAACTACCACATCGTGCTGGCCCTGGAGTATCACAGTCTGGCTCATCAGTCTCAACTGGATGCCGCCGTCAACCAAGCTGCCACCTCAGGGCTGTAACCCATGACCTGGGTTTGGCCCTTGCAGGGGCAGGTGCCCTTGCTACCGGATCCCCCAGGGTCCTTCGGGACGGTGCGGGCAAAGGACATTCACACGGGCATCGATCTGTATGCCGAGCGGGGCACCTTGGTGGTGGCCGTCGAGGCAGGGGTTGTAGTCCGAGTGGATGGCTTCACAGGGCCAAGTGCACCTGACCCCACCCCTTGGTGGAATGACACCCAGGCGGTCCTTGTCGAGGGCCCGTCTGGGGTCATCACCTATGGAGAGGTGACTGCTCTGGTCGAGGAAGGGGCCTCAGTTCAACCAGGGGACGTTGTGGGTGTCCTGCGGGAGCCTGTACTTCGCAAGTTCAAGGGTAGACCCACTGTGATGCTCCATATGGAGCTGATGACTCCCGAGTCCCGGTCCCACCTCTGGTGGTTCTCTGGGAGAACCCCAACCCGAAGCTCTTCGGGACATCACTCCTTTTCTGAGGGAGGCGGCCGGGGATGAACCTCAGCAGTTCGACCTGTCCACCTACGATGGGCGGAGGTTCCGATGAACCTGAAGTGCACGACCGACAAATACTCCTTGCTCTACGCCCGCTGGCTCCTGAAGGACCACCTGCTGGAGTATGGGTGGTACGAGCCTGGGATGAAGGTCCTGGACCTCTGTGGCGGCGAAGGTGCCCTCACTCGACAGTGCCTGAGGATGGAGGCGGACCCTTCCACGCTCACCCTGCTCGACCTGAACCCTCGCCTGCTCTATAAGCCGGAGGTCATCCAGATCCAGGGGGATGCCAACCACCTCGGTGACGTGTTCAGTGACCTCCACGCCTACCACGGCTACTTCGACCGGATCTTCATCCGACAGGCAGCGGCTTACCTCAACTGGGACATCCCCACCGTCCTCTGGCTCAAGAAGTTGCTCGCCCCCGGTGGGAAACTGGTGTTCAACACTTTCCGCAAGCCCAAGTGGTCGGTCAAGGGCTACAAGTTCTGTGGCCGCTGGTACTTCGAGGGTTCGGCCTACGTCGGTCGGACGGTGTTCCACGTCCAGGCAGGGCAGGGGCTGGGTGTGGACGTGACGAAGTTCCGCTGGCACCGAGAGGCCTGGTTGAAGAACAACCTGGAGCGATCCTTCAACGTGGACATCCACAATCGGAACAAGTCACAGACCTGGGTCTGCATCCCAAAGGGCTCAACTTTGCCTACTGCCGCGTAGTAGGGTCACAGAAAGCTACTACACCAGGTGGCCAGCGTTGGGGCGTCGGGGATGAAGACTTCCGCGGCGAGCCACGCCCAGAAGAAGGTTGAGGCCTGATGGAAACCGTCCTTGAAGTTCTGATCACTGTCCTCATCCTTGGGGCCGTCCTCTGGTCCTTTGGAGTGCTCCGCAAGCCCAAGCGAGTATGCCTGGGTGTCAGTCACCATCTCATCCTGAATGCAAAGGAACCCTTCCTTGCAGACATCGAAGGGAAGGGATCCGAAGCTCCAATGGAGGACTCCCCTGACCATTAAGACCTACCACCTGGCTGTCGGTGACAAAGTCACCATCATTCACTGGCAACAACAGGGCTCAAAAATCCTACCCTTTGCGTAGTAAGGGCATGGACAGTGAGACTCAAGATCTGTTTACCCGAATGCGAGACCTTGCCAACGAGATGGCCCACTTCATCCGATGGGACAGTGCTGCTTCCGAGTTGGTGAAGCAGCACGATTCTCTTGAAGAAGAGATCACCTCCCATTTCGCTGCAAAGGACAAGACCGATGGCTCGTAAAACCTATCACCACAAGAACTCCCCATTGCACGCCCAGAAGAAGGCCTGATCATGCCAGAGCTGATCCTCACCCTGATCATCGTAGGTGGGCTCACCTTTCTTGGGGTGCTGCACATTTTTCGCCGATCCCGACCTTTTCACGTTGAGGTCCGGGTCAACGACCGGATACTGACCTATCAGGAGTTCAAGGTGGTTCGTGGGAAGGTAACGCTGAACACCCCGCCTCCGAAAGATGCCTTGGTACGGATCCACTACTTCTACCACGAAGATACGCTATGAAGGTCCTGAAGAAAGGTAACCCCAATCCCCCGAAGTGGGAGCATCAAGTTGAGTGCTACCGGTGCTCTGCTCTGTTGGGGGTCACCGACCAGGACGTGAAATGGCAGGGAGATTTCCGTCCACGCTACACCCACGATGTGGATGGGGATCTGGTATGGGAGGATTTCCAGGTCATCTGTCCCGAGTGTCAGACCCCCAACAGTGTCGATGTGGTGCTCCCCTCCAAGATCAAGAGCCGGCTCCGACCGGACGACATCTAAGGACGCAAAATGCGAGTTCTCATCACTGCTGGCCAGGTCTATGGCCGACTCGACGACAACAAGCTCGTCGGCAACCGGGTGCGTGGCATCTGGGCCATGAAATTCGCCCATTACCTGGCCCATGAGCGTGGACACGATGTCACGCTGCTCATGCCTGACACGATGTCGGTCAACGCTGTCGGTGTCCACACACACTTCCACAAGCGGATCACGGTGCTTCAGCACCCCCCCCGCCCTGATCGAGAAGGAGTAGTCATGGTCATCGAATGGACGCTTGAGTTGGTGGCCTACCTGATCGTCTCGTCCCTGATCACCATTGGATTCCTGGCCGTGAGCAAGCCTTTCGGGGCCTTTGTCAATTTGGTGGTCACCGTCCTCGTGATGACTTGGCTGTTCCACGTTGACTTTCTGCCCCTGGTTCAGAACCCCGCAGCATTCATCGGTTGGGCACTGGCCTATTTTGCTGTGGGCGGGCTCTACAGCGTGTTGCGGTGGTGGTTTCACGTCCGTGCCCTGGCCAGGAAGATCGTTGAGGAAACCAAAGAGGTCCCACCGGAGTTCCCGGGACCGGAAGAGGTGGAGCGATTTTACCGGAGGATTTCTGATAACCGCTACTACCACCTGAAGAGGATGGAGGCATCGAACAACGTGGGGCGACTGACCGGTTGGATCTCCTTCTGGCCGTTTGACCTGGTGGTCCTGGTCGTTCAGGATCCTGCCCAGCGGTTGTTCCAGTGGTTGGGCAGCACCTACCACCGGCTGGCTGTGGGTGCCCTCAGCGCGAACAACCTCGATGAGAATGGGAAGCCCCTCAGCAAGCTCGGCCAGGAGGATTAGCCATGATCTACAAATTCCTGCTCCCCATCGGTGACTGGTCTGGTGATGGCCATGACAAGTGTGCTTTCTTCACTGTGCTATCGAATAAGCCCGTTACGGAAGTTCGCGAGATCCATTTCCAGGGTTGCGCGTGGATGTTCGACATCCATTCGATCCTCAACGAGTATGGGGAAAGTATGATCAACGCGGATCAGATCCCTCCGTGGGCTTTGGAGTTCTTCGAGTCCGATGAGTGTTTGGATCCTGAAACCCTTATCCTCAAGGACCCGCCACATGAACATATGGCCCGTCTCTGGGCCGAGATGCTTCGCCGCACGGATCCCACCTTGGAGATCAAGGTTCTGGATAACCCACCCGAAATGCTACCCTTCTACGGCTACGATGGGAAGGGTCGCCACATCCGTTTCGTCGGCTACGGACTGTTTGAGTAATGAGCAAGACCCTCTACATCGGCCTCGACATCGACGGCACCGTCATTTCCCACTGTTACCCCCTCATGGATGGGGAGGACTTGGGAGCCATCCCGTGGTTGCTCAAAGCACAGGCAGAGTACCCGGTGGTGTACCTGCTCAACACGATGAGGGACAAAGAGAACCTTCAGCTTGCGATCGAGTGGTTGGAAAAACGTGGGGTTCAGGTCGGTGGTGCAGCAGTGCATCCGACTCAGGGTCAGTGGACCACCTCTCCCAAGTGTCACTGCCACATCTACGTTGAGGACCGAGCCGCGGGGATGCCACTCCGCAAGGACATGAGCCTGGACTGGAACCAGTTCGGGCTCATGTTCCTCTCCAGTGTCCAAGCCTGGCACAATTACTACAATCGGTTTGGCCCCAACGCCACGGGTCCCGTTGCCCGCCGGGACCTGGAAACCGAGTCCTGATCACGCTCCTGTTCATCTCTTTTCTGTTGGTGGTCGTGATCCACGCTTTCTATGTCAGGTGGAAGAAATGGAGGCGGCGGCGGAAGCAAGAAGACCTGGTTGATGTAGCGAGAGGCACTTTAGGGAACCAGGTCAGAGTGACCTACCACGTCCAAGTGGAACGGGAGACCAAATCGTGATAGCGCTCTGGACCATTCTTTTCCTCGTGACCACAGCCTACGCCATCTTTCTGATGTTCCGTGTGAGGGCCAATCAGAAGGCTCGCCAGACACTGGAACAGTTCCAGAGGAAGTTTCCGGGTCGGTGCCCCATCTGTTCGTACCACCAGTTCAGGGTCTATCAGGGGTTCGAGTGGGACCCCGAGCCACCACCACATCACTGTCTCGACAAAGAGGGCTCAGAAACGGCTCCTGCCCCGTAGTAGGGGTGTGAGAAACCTCATTTTCGAGTTGCAACAGGAACTGCATCGCATCCGGCTCCTGAGTGTTGAGAACGGCAAGCGGGGTAGCTCAGATACAATCTGGGGCTCAGGATCCCTCGCCAAGTCGTGGAGCGCTACCTACGAGAACTGGAGGAACCTCCGGGCTCAGGGGGGCGACAAATTCGCCCTCTCCCTCGGGTACGGTTCCCGTCCACAGCCGGAGAACTAGACCATGCAGATTGGACCGATGCTCGCCTGCGCCATTGGGGACGCCTACGGGGCAGGATTTGAGTACATCCTGCCCCTGGCCGTGCGGACGAACAACCATCCAGGGGCAGGCTACCGTCAGCACCCCAAGTGGCCGGAGATGAAGCCCGGCTACTACACCGATGACACTCAGATGGCCTTGGCTCTGGCCGAGCATCTGATCGAAGACGGGGAGCTGAATCACCTCGCTCTGGCCGAGCGGTGGGTCATGACCTTCAAGCGGGATGAGCGCACCGGCTACGCCGGTGGCTTCTACAAGCTGTTGCAGGAGGTGGATGACGGCCTGGACCTGATCCAGCGCATCCGTCCAACCTCAGACAAGAACGGGGGCGCGATGCGGGCGTTTCCCATTGGCTTCCTTGAGAACATCCACGAGGTGCGGGACCTGGCGATGCTTCAGGCGTCGGTGACGCACGGCACCTGGCCGGGGATGACAGCGGCTGCTGGTGCCGCCCTGATGTTCCACTACTGCTACCACGAACTTGGCCCCCGGTCGGATCTCCCTCAGTTCCTCGGCAACTGGCTACCAGGGGTTGGGTTTCACAAGCCCTGGAAGGGCAAGGTGGGATCCTTTGGCCCTGCAGCGGTTCGGGCGGCCCTGACGGCCCTGGTGAACCACGACAGCCTGGGGGACGTACTACAGGCGTGTGTGGCCTACACGGGGGATACAGACACCGTGGCGGCCATCGCGATGCCGGCGGCAGCCGTCTGTAAGGACATGGCGAAAACGCTCCCCAAGGTGCTCTATGACACCCTGGAGAACGGCACCTATGGTCGAGATTACCTCCAGGGTCTGGACCAGACTCTGGCGGAGAAGTTCCCCCGGGCTGCTCATCGGAGGAAGCTCCTCCAGGAGGCTCGCAAGGCCAAGAGGGAGGCTCTGGTTCTTCCTGAGCCTCCCAAGGGAGTGCCCCTCATTGACTTCCTCTTCGGAGAAGAGGAGGGAGAGTAGTATGCCTGACCGGAAACCTAAAGCTCCTCGCCGCAACCGGGACATCCAGACCGGTGATCAAGTCGTGGTGCTGCGTGACATCTACCGGGTGCCCAACCCGAAGGATGTCGCGGAACGAGAGGCCTTCTGGAATCAACGTACCTACTTCAGGTGGGCACAGGACTATGGGTGGCCCACCTGTGAGCCACCCTGCAACACGCATACCCTGTATGCTAAGGCGGGGGAGCAGGGAAAGGTCATCGACATGGAATATCACCGGTGTGTGAAGGTCCTCATAGGGGATGAGATCAAGACCTTCCGGGTGACAACTCTAGCTCGGCTGGGCTCAACCTCGGAGGTTCGTCCGTAGTAGAGCCACGGAGGAAGGGACACCGATGGCTTGCATCAAGAACGCTCGTGGGGATGGTCGAGACGCAGAGGTACTAGACGACAAGTGCTGCGCCCGAGGGTGCTTGCATATCCATGAGGACTACGGGACCTTCGTACAGGGTCGTGGGTACACCAACATCAACAGGAACCCTGGGCTGCTGTGCTACACCCGGCACCTGCATGGTTGCCCCTGGCCTCTCCCTGAGCCCAATCACGAAAAGGTCCGGTGCTGTGTAGTGCCGGACTTCCCCTCGAACTCCAAAGCTCGCCGGCAGCGTTGCCGGACCTGTGGCCAATGGGCCACCGGCTGGATCCTGGAGGCTCGCCGCAACCTTCCGTTTCAGGAGAACGTGGCTTGCCATCACAAGAGGGTGAAGGAAGACGACGTGCTGGAACGGCCTATGTGGAGATGCCTCGACTGCAACCTCTACTGGGAAGGGAAAAGGCCTCTTTCACGACAGGTTGGCAGCACCTTCGCTGAGATGCTGGACAAGATCTGTCCCACGGCAGCATGGGAAACTCTGGCGATGAAGAAAGGGACCCCATGATCCCACGCCCCCGTCGAGAAGGACTGGCTTCCCGCATCGAGCAGCTGATGGCTATGCAGCTCGACGATTGGCTGGCTCAGGATGCCCTGAGCTTCATGAAGAGGCTTCCCAACAGCAGCTGGCCCTACCCGGACCGAAAGCTCCCTTGGCCTCAGGTGGTCCGAGCGGAGAGCTTCACCGAGGAACAGTATCAGGTTGCCCTTCACCGCTGCCTGGACATGGAGAGTCTCGCCGGTGACAATAGGCCGAACTCTCCACGGCAGTTGCGAGCAGGGGATCGTGGGATCGTGCCTGGGATGCGGCGTTAGTTCGACTATTCCCCCGAGAGGGTAGGATTACCTCGGAGGAAACACATGACTTGGCCCGCAGCCCTCAACAGGCTTGTACCTGATGCCGGTGGGGTTGCGCTGGTCGTGGCCACTGCAACGCTGACGGTGAAGGAAATCCGCTAATGCCTGCCTTCGTAAAAACCAAGCGCGACGAGCATCTTTGGGCGAAAGCACAAGATGTGGCTGCTGAGCAGGGCCAGAGAGAGAACTGGGCTTACGTCACCGGCATCTACAAGAAGATGAAGGGGGGCAAGGTGGCCGCCGAAGAGATGCAGCTCACGCTGAACCCACGGCAGGGCTACGGCTTCTTGCAGAGCGGTGGGGACATCGCCGAGATCGCTCGTGCACTGACACAGGGCATTGTCAAGCACGTCTACAAGCCCGTGCAGGTGCCTCGTGTGAAGGGTGCCCACAAAGCGTTCTCGTTCCACTGGTCGAACGCCCAGGGTCAGTGGGACGTGATCATGTGGAAGGAATTCCCCTGGCGTACCGACGGGGCCGAGTTCTTCCTGTTCACCAGCCGCACGGCCCTCTCCCCCACGGGCAAGACCTGGTCCCTGGCCGAGATGCGCTACGTCGCCCAGAAGCTCGGTGACCATCCTGGGTTTGCATCCTCCGCTGAGGGGGGTCGCCGGGCAGGCGGGCCGTCCACCTGGACCGTCTACCTGTTCAGCAACTCGGGCAAGACCCTGTTCGAGAAGGACTTTCAGGCACGAAGCCATCGTGATGCGGAAATCGTTGGACTCAAGTTGGTCCAGCCTGTGATGGCCAAGCACGATGATGCCGAAGACTGGGTGGTAGAGGAGAAGGTCTCCAAGCGGGCGCAAGAGAAAGAAGACGAGGAGGAACTCGCCATCAAGTTCCTACTGGCCGATGATGAAGCTGCCTACCCCAAGGCAGGGGCAGCCTATCCAGGCAACATGGGCGCGATGGAGATGATGAAGTTCTACCAGATCGCCAAGCCTGCGGAAGAATCCCTCATGGACCGGCTGATCAATTCCGGTCAGACCAAGGCCGCGTGGGAGCTGCTCAAGAAGGTCACCGGAGTGGCTCTGCACAACATCCCCGGTCTCCGTTCCGGCAAGCGCATCCTGGTCTCCCCGTGCCCTGCTACCCTGCCCGAGGACGCCAAGTTCGTTCGTCGCTACCAGGGGCAGGATGCCTACCGAGATGGTGAGTGCGTGTTCCTGGTGGACCCGAAGACCAAGAAGGTCACCAAGCACGACCGTGTGAAGCTGGCTTCCCATTTCACCACAGCCGCTGTCACGAAGTTCCTGGAAAGGATGGAGGTCAGTGTCGGGCCAATTCAGTGGGTTGATGCCGAGGTTGTGGGTAGCACCCCCACATGGACGGTACACCCCAAGTACCGGAAGAAGATCGACAAGGACCCCGAATACAGTGAGGTCTTGCAGGACGACATTGACTACCTTTTGAGCCACAAGTTCGGTCCCGGAATGTTCCATATCAGCATTCATTGGAGTGGTAGGGCTGCCGTGACTTTGAACACGAAGGGCATTCAGTCCTGGTCAAAGACCGCCAAGTCGAACGCCAAGGTGGTCGAGGTTCCCAACACCTTCCACCCAGTGAAGCTCGAACCTGCCAAGGCGAAGCGGAAGGAGTTTCCCTACGAAGGCTTCATCGACTTCCAGGGCATCGAGATCGACGTAGAGAACGCCAAGGGCTCCACCCGTTCGGGCACTGGTCCCGAGGGGGACTGGTCCACCCATATGTTCTCCCACTACGGCGAGATTCGGAACACCGAGGGTGTGGACGGTGACAAGCTCGACGTCTATGTGGGCGACAACCACGACTCATCCATCGTCGTCGTGATTCACCAGCACAACCCCTGGGATGGGGCATACGACGAAGACAAGGTGATGATCGGGTTCAAGTCCGTCGAAGAGTCCATCGGGGCCTACAAGCGGCAGTACGACCGGCCTGGGTTCTTTCTGGCGGATGACTACACCGCGATGCCCATCGGGGCGTTCTGGCGGTGGGTACAGAACCGGGACAACAAGGGCAAGAAAGTGAGTGCATCAGTGAAGAGGATGGCAGTCCTGGCCAATGAAACAATTGCAGCACTGACCCGAGAGGCGACGGCCATCCCAACCACCTATGATGAGCTGGTGGTATTCTTGGCCCAGAACGCCAAGAACGTTTGGGAAAAGGCAGGCTACAAGACCAAGATGAGGATGGGGCAGAACCCCACATCCTACCATTTGGAGGGGGTCAAAGGAGATACTCATCTCACCATGACTGAACTCCTGTTGAATCGGCCCGCCCGACTGGTTACGAAGTTCACGTACAATGGGACTGGGGGGGATTTCACAGCAAGATTGCCGGAGGATCCCGCTAGCATCCAGGTTACCCTCAAAAACCGTAGTCAGGCGGCTCTACACGGGGCGGCCAAGGACATGCTGAGGCAGCTCGAACAGATGGCAGCAGCCGAGGCAAGATCGGGCCAAGCCAGGGCCGAGGACGAGGACTACTACAAGAAGCTGGATACCTGTGTGGAGGGCCACAAGGCAGCCTCTTCCGATGATGCAGCCAGCCTTCTATCTCCCGTCCTCGGGTTCCTTCGGGCGATGAGCTGGAACTACCACACCACCCACTGGCAGGTGACCGGCTCCTACGGCGACCACCTCATGTTCCAGCGGCTCTACGAGAAGGTCGATGAGGAGATCGATGGGCTCGCTGAGAAGCTGACGGGGCTGTTCGGCAACGAGGCTGTGGACGGCCCCCTGCAAGCCCACCACATGACCCGATTCTTGTCCAATTTCGCGGCGGAGGGGGACCCCATCATCCGGGCTCTGAACACCGAGCGGGCCTGGCAGGCCATCCTCAAGCGGGTCCTGGACTACCTGGATGCTCATGGGGACCTGGGGCTGGGGCTCGACAACATGCTACGGACGTTCGCCGATGACCACGAGACCCACAGCTTCCTGCTCCAGCAGCGGCAGGGGGGCATCAGGAAAATGGCAACCTCGGTCAAGAATCAGGACCGGCAGAGGCGACGGGCTTTCACGGCTCGGTGCATCCTGAAGGCGGCGGGCTGGTGGTCCATCGGTGAGGGCACGACAGGCGGAGGAATCCACCCCCGCGAGAGGCAGGGGGGTGGATGGCCTGTACGGTGGTGACGGCCCGGCAGATGTGATGGGCCAGGCCCTCCAGGACATCACGGAGATGTACTTGGAGGCCTGGGGTCGTTTGCCCTATCCGGCCGAGCTTGAAGGGATCTGGAACTTCACTCGCCCTTGAGCAGGGCGATGAGGTCGTCCTTCTTCAGGCTGGAGTAGCCCGAGAGGCCCCGCTCCTTGGCGAGGGCCTTGAGGTCCGCCACGTTCTTCGACTCGAAGTCCACGAAGACCTCATCCTGCCCCGAGGCGGCGGCCATCTGGGCTGCCTCGGGGGTCGGGCTGATTTCCCCCGCCTTCAAGAGGCTCTGGTCCAGCTCGGGGCTGCCGGTCTCCAGGGTGGTGGACTCGGGCAGCTCGGTCACCTCGTTCTCGAGGGCCTGCTTGAACGCCTCACGGGCTGCCTCCACGGCCACGGCCTCCTGAGCCTGGCGGGCTGCCTCCAGGTTCTGGATTCGCTCTTGGCGCTCCTTGGCGGCCTGGACACGGGCCGCGATACGGGCCGCACGGGCCTGGCGGCGAGCCTCGATGGAGGCCTGGGCGATGGGCTGCTGCTCGGTGATGTGCTTCACCTTGGCGGCACGGTCCATCCACGGCTTGAGGTGCTCTGGGGTCAGGGGCACGTTCCTTGCCTTGAAAGCGGCCTCCACCTCGACACGGGAGTAGGAGCTGTGGGTGACTTTCCCGGCCTGGACTCGGGCGACGATCTTGCTGGCAGTACGAGGGCGCATGTGAATCTCCGATGAGAGGACTGAGAACTCTACCCCAGGAGGGGGATTCGGAACCCCGTGAGGGGGGTAGAAGATGTGAGGAGGTGTTCGATGAACATCCAGACGAACGCTACAGATACGAAGACGGTTTCGGTTCTCTCTGAACTCACTACCCTGGACCAGGGCACCTTGTTTTCAGCCTGCATCCACAAGATGGGCAAGGAACGGGGGAGAGGGAAGAAGCTCGTCTACGGTGATGACACCGTCCATGTTCTGATCTGGACGGGGTTCAACTACCAAGCTCTCATTGCTCGGTCGCACAAGGTCCTCAACCAGCAACTGGCCAAGGGTGGCTACATCGAGCGGCTGGCTCGGGCAACCCTGGCTCTGGAGCCCACGGCTACCATCGAGGACGTGTGCTACGCCTTGCAGGAGACCCGTGATGGGTTCCGCAAGGTCCTGGCGGATGGAACCGACCCTGACCGGGCGGCCAGGGCGGGGATGAGTAGCTCCGTCTGGGAGCCCCTGGTCATCAATGGGGTGAAGGTGAAAGGCAGCCGGGTCTACACGGGTCCTGCACATCCCGAGGACCCTCGTGCCCCTGTGCCTGGGACCGTCTACGTCCAGGGTGTCAAGCTCGGTGAGAACCTGGTCACCCCAGCCGAGCACGGAGACTGGCAAGTGGACAGCAAGCCGAAAACGGTGGCGAAGCAGATCATCAAAGAGCAGTTGCCGGTGGGGCTCTACTGCCAATACCGGCTGTCACCGGAGCGAGTGACCGAGATGTCCGTCGCAGGGGATGCAGTGAAGGTGGCGAAGGCCAAGCACATTGGCATCGATCCACAGGCTGTACTGAGCCTGTTCAAGATTGCCCCCTAGTCAGGACTTGACTCTGACGTGACCGGCTCGGACCTTGAAGTCACCACTATGGCCGTAGAGGTTTGCAGTGGGGAGCACTAGGTCCATCCTGACCCGCATCCAGCAATTGACCCCTACGATGTAGGCACCCGTCCCCGTTTCCCATGCGACGAACGTCGCTGGCGTCCACACTGATAGACCGCCGAAGCCTTCACGGGTGTCAACTTCCACGGTGGCACCAGGCTGGAGATGGACCCAGTCGGAGGCTTCCTCCCACCACGCCTTATTAGATGTCGATGATGATGACACGGTGGTTTTCCTCCTCTACGGGGAGCGGTTCCAAAGGAACGGGAAGGGGAAGATGTAGGGCAGGCTGCTCCTGCTGGAAGAGCCCTGGATTCTGCTCCTGGCGGAGTTTCTCCAGTTGCTTCATTTCCCACCAGGTGAAAGGTCGCATTAGTCCGCCATCCCGTAGATGGAACCGCCACCGCCACCCCCGCACATCGGGTTGCCGGCGTACCGGGTATTTGGGTTATCGTTGAACCCTCGAACAGCATGTTCCTTGGGGCGCTGGCCCAAGGTCAAGCCGTATTCGGTCAGGGCCGCACGAATCTCCTGGATTCGGAGTCCCTTTGCACGGCTCCAGACACACTGGAGTTCGTGGCAGGTGTAGGTCTCACGGTCGTCGTCCATCAGGAACTCGGCGAAGTCCTCGACCGAGTCAAACTCGGGATCGTTCGGGTTCAGGGTTCCGAAGCGGGCATCGGGCTCAACGTAGATGACCTCTTCCTTCCGCATCGCCCGAAGGGCGGCCTTCTCTTCGGCCTTCTGGTCCTCTCGGTCCTGGTCGTGGGGGATGTATCCGAAGCGAGCCATCGTGTTCTCCCGTGGTGTTCGTCTCTGAACACCACTACTACGGACGGAGTTCAGGAGTTGAGCCCCTTGAGTCCCGCTTTCTCTCGCGAAACGAGGCAAAGTTCACAGCCAGGGGAGAAGTCCCGACAGACCTGCGGCCTGTCTTCATAGATTGAGCATCGGGTGCTGACCCCGATGGTGCCTCTCAGGGCGATGCACTGACCCTTGCGGGTTCGCATCACCAGTCCGAGCAGGCGGTCTTCCTTGGTCAGGTGGGCCGGAACATCATCCCCGAACTCACCTGCGTCCACTTCGAGACCCCTGCAACAAGCTCCGCAGGTGTTGCAGGGGTTCTCGGCCACGTTCACGCCGCCTTGCGGGCGAACTTGTAGGCCTCGTCCTCACTGACCTCACGAACGATCTCGGCGAACAGGCCCTTGAGGGTCTTGTTGAGGGCGGTGCGAGTGCGACGGACATGGGCGGCTGATGCCTCACCGTCGCAGGTGAGATTCTCGGGACTGAGCCCGACGTAGGCATCCAGGATGTCGGACATGATGGCTGACTCGGTCCGCCGGGTGACCACGGTCGCGTCGAAGGATCCCGCCTTGAACTTCTCGGTGGTGGCGTTGTCGAGCAGGCCCCGGAGGACCTGCTCGACCGTGAACTTGTAGCGCCCGCCGTGGGGGCCTTCCCCACTGACCGGGAACTTCGGGCGGCGGAGCTTGAGGTCCGTCACCGTGTAGGTGGTGTTCCCGGCGACGAACTTGCGGCCGACGATGTCGTCCGGGAGGCCGAGGAGGGCCGCGTCGCGGCTGGCCGTCTTGGCGACGCCAGAGGCTGCGTTCACCTTGAACGTGAACTTCACGGTAGCGAAGTCGCTACCGTACCTGGCCGTCTCGCGGCTCAGGGTCATCCCAAGTTCAGTGGCGAGGGTCTGGAGGGCGGCCTCAGCCTTGTCCGAGATGGTGCGGCAGGTGCTGCGGTCGATGGTGCCGATGGTCATCTTGGTGTCTCCCGTGGGGTGTGTTCCCGTTCTGCACCTACTACGGACGGGGTCGGGAAATTGAGCCCTAAAACGACACCGGATGCCCTTAGCGGATTTATGCAGAAAACCCGAAAAGGGGCTCAATTCTATGTAGCCCTCCGTAGTAGGTGCAGAACGCGGGACAAACCACCCGCCACGAAAGGAACCTCAATGAACGCTCACACGAACGCCAACAGCAACCTCATCGCTTCGCTCCTCGCCGATGCCAAGGTCGGGACCTTCACGGGTCTCGTCACCACGAAAAGGGGCACCGAGCGGGGGGCGGCGGGCAACAAGGTCCGCTACGGGGACGACACGGTTCACGTCGTGGTCTTCACGGGTTTCAAGTACGAGGGCCTGGTTCAGCGCAGCCTGAACCTGCTGAGCACCCTCAGCGACACGGACATCCTGGCCGAGGCCCAGGAGAAGGGCATCAAGGCCTGGCAGGGGCGTGGGAAGAACGCGGTCGAGGTCGAGCTGACCCTGGCCGACGTGCAGGAGGCCCGTGCGGACCTGGTCGCCAGCTACCAGCGCACGCTCGACCCGAACCAGCCGTCCACTTCGACGACGGCCCACGTCTACGAGCCCCTGGTCGTGGACGGCGAGACGGTTCGCGGATGCCGGGTCTACAAGGGTCAGACGCCCGAGGCCGAGGCCGCCGGTGTCGAGGCTCCGGCGAAGCCGGGCACCATCTACCTCCAGGGTCTCCAGGTCGCCAGCAAGGTCCTCGTCGCGGCCGTGAACGGCCCGGTGCCGAAAGCCCAGAGCGCCGCAAAGACGGTCGCCAAGGACCTGTTCGTCAAGCACCTCCCCATCCGCCGCTACGTCAGCTACCGCCTGGAGCCGGGCACCGACTTCCTGCTCCGTGCCGGTGGCACCGCCGAGGTCGAGGCGGAGAAGGACGGGATCCACTTCACCCCCGAGATCCGCGACGCCATCAAGCGCAGCAAGGCCGCCTGAATCTCCTAGACCCACCTCGCCCCTTTTTGCTCACTTCGGGGGCGGGGTGGGTCCCTTTCTCTGACCAAGGAACTCTCGTGACCCTGACCCTTTTCGTGATCTTCTCCTGCCTGTGTGACCTTTTTTAGGGCTCAAGATCAGGTGCTCGCCCGTAGTAGAAGCAGAACCCCGAACCACTGGAGACCACGATGAGTTTCACCCTCCCCTCCGACTGGATCATCCTCGGCGACGGCTGGGCTGCCGCGCCCAAGACCACGAATGACCCCAACTGGAACAAGGCCATGGCCCAGACCAAGGGCTCCTACCAGGAAAGCCTGATGACGGGAGACCAGGCATGGTCAGGCAGCACCCTCAAGGGGAGTGCCAAGCAGTGGTCGAGTAAGTACGCGGCTTCCCGCAAGGATCTGCTGAGCAAGCTGAAGGCTGCCAACGTGGTGTTCAGCTTCCAGACCATCGGCAAGCGCACAGTCCTCTGCCTCGGTGATCTCTCCACCGTCGAGGTCGCTTCTGAGCCCCCGACTCCCGTGAAGGCCTCGTTCGATGGACCCTTCAACTCCGTGCACGACATCTTCGCATAGAGCGCAACACCCCGTAGATCCTGCACAGAGGATGAACATGAGGGGTACTTCCAAGATACGTTCCAAGTGGGCTTCATTACCGTTTCCATCCTCCTGTGGGAGGAGAAAGAGGGTGAGTTCACCATCCGGCTGGTGACGACGAATGAGACTCTCTGGCGGAGACATGGGAATGGTCTGGATGAACTGACATCTGTCGCTGACGAGCTTCGTGAGGAACTTCTAGGGCTGGCTCAAAGTCTCTTGGCTCTCTGCAAGGGAGCACCAGTCACCAAAATGGTTGCCATCGACACGGAGACGTTTCCCTAGCCAAAGATGATTGTGCACCGCACAATGATCTGACCAGTTTTGACAAGACGAGTCGTTATCCAGCCTATGAGACCCAGAAAGGTAAGCCCGCAAGGCTGATCCATTCTGGAGGCCGGACATGAACTCGAAGATCGCCCACAAGCCAATGCTGGCCCCGGATGGCCTGGACGCCCGCAAAGTCTCGACTGGTGAGGGCTTCATGCTCTACTGGATCGATGCGGACAAGAATCACTCGAAGTTCTATGAGGGCATCGCCCTCCCGAGTGACGATGGGACCTGGCGCGTCAAGCTCCGTTGGGGCGCTCTGACCGACTCTGGGTTCACCGGCCGCATCGACGGAGCGAAGTTTGATGGCAAGCTCAGCCACCTCTCCCTGCCCGAGGCCAAACGGGTCCTAGCAGGCAAGTACCGGGACAAGACCGGCAAGGGCTACATCGACGCCTGGGGGTCACGTCACGTCACACCGGATGGCAGGCCCCTCCCCAAGGGTCAGTACCCGGTGGGCCTCAAGCGAGACGTGGGCTTCGGCTGGGGTGTACAAGAAACCGCTTTCTGCATCCCAGCGCTCCGCCAGATCGCGAGTGACCTGTCCTCGGCGAGGGACGCCCTCAAGCGAATGCAGTTCTCGGATGCCTCGGAGTACCTGAACAGTGCGGCCAGCAAAGCGAAGTCCGCTCTGTGGGCAGTGGACTCCACGATGGCCGGGAAGATCATCAGCAACATCACCCACATGCAGGGCCGGGCATCCAAGCTGCTGGCCGGCGAGGTGGATGGGGCTGCGGTTAAGGACTGGATGACCGCCCTGGCCCGTCTGATAAGCTACCTTGACAAGCAGCTCTCGGTCTGTCACGGCAAGACCGCCAAGTTCAACCCCGAGGACATCGGCAAGATCAAGCCCCCGACCGGCGACCCCGACGAGATGCGAATCGTCAAGGACACCGATCAACGGGACTTCTCCGAGGTCTCCAAGCTCTACCCATCGGGAACCCAGAAGCCCTGGAATGGGGAGGATGGGGTCCCTGAGACGTATCGCCGCACGATGAGGGTGGCTTCGCACTACCTCCTGGCGATGCAGGACCCTGCACAGGTGGGCCGGGTGGCTTCGCGCTACATCGCTTCCAAGAAGGGGTGAAGTCATGGCAAGTGAGCCAGATCACGTCGTCGAGGCACGTCTGCTAGACACCCTGGTGTCGAACATGGAGGCGATGACCGCACTTAATGCAGTGGTGACGGCACACGACCGGGAGTCCATCGACGGCCGCAAGTTGGCACGCGAGCACGCCAACAGCATGGCTGCTAAGGTCGAGAACCTCGACCGTTCCATCAGTGAGATGAGGCTGGCTTCAGAGAAGTCTGAGTCCGCACGGCAGGCTGAGCTGAAGCGCATCTACGACCTTCTTGGGGAAGAACGGCAAGACCGTCGGGTAGCCGTCAGTGACGGTCGCGAGGGTGAACGCGAGGTCCAGAAGGACCAAGCGTCCATGCTTCGCGAGATGATCCGAGAGGAGCTGGGGGAGCGGAGGGAAGCTCGTAAGGACAACAGGCAGATCGTGAAGACGGCTGTCAACGAGGTATGGAAGGTCGGTGGCAAGTACATCGTCGCTGGTGTGGTGCTCGTGATTCTTGTCATCATCATGAAGATGACCGGGGTGAGCTTGGCGGACATCATCGGCCTGGCTGGGAAATAACCATGCCCGACCGACGGACCCGAGTTCTACTGGTAGAGGATCGCCCCTCTGACGTTCGGCTCACCAAGAGGGCATTGAAGAAAGCGGGCTATGACCTTGACGTGGATGTCGTGGACAATGGCCGGGAGGCGCTAGACCACCTTATGGATGGAAACAAGTCCATGCCGGACCTGATTCTGCTAGATTGGATGATGCCCCTCGTGAATGGTGAGGAAGTTCTCCAAGCCATGCGAGCAGACCCTAACCTGCGTCGTCTCCCTGTAGTGGTGCTTACCACCTCTGCCAGTGAGAATGATGTCTTGAAGGCATACGATCGAGGATGCAACGCCTACCTAACCAAGCCTGTGGACCCAAACGACTTTCAGACGACCATCGAAGCCATGGGCCTGTTCTGGTTGCAGACAGCGATGCTTCCCAGGCACTGAAAGGGTCTCGTCGGGTCCTGTGGTTCACTGTGTGGACCACGATCCACATGACTATCACCGGCACCGTCCTTTTTTCTTTTCTCGACTGGCCCTGGGCCTTGGCCCTCAGCGGGTTGAGCATTTTGAGTGTGGTGGTCCTGTTCCTGAAGATGTTTTCCTCCACCCGAGCTTTTGCTTTGAAATCGCACGAGTTGGACCTATGGCTGCGCTTATCCGGTGACTACCGCCAGATCCTCCCGATCATTACAGACGAACAAAGGCTAGTTCCCCTCCAGGAGGTTGGCCCAGGCTTCAAACGTAGCCTGGGTTATGCACCTGATGAGATGGTAGGTCACCTGTGGACGGAGTTCGTCCACCCTGATGATTTGACCTCTGAGCTTGGTGGTTCGGACCGGTTGGTCAGTAATGACATGGTGTCCTACTACAACCGCTGGCGGCATAAGGACCTTTTGGCCAACGGAGAGCCTCAGTGGGTCTGGCTAGAATGGACTGCTCTCTGTGACCCGGTGACTCAAAAGACCTATGCCTATGGCCGGGATTTGACCAATCGGTTCGAGGAAGAGGGCCAGATGGCCACCTGGGCTCATATCACGAATGACTTGATGGCTGTGTGCAACCTCCAGGTCCCCATAGAAGAGCGGAAATTCACCTGGGTCAATGATGCCTGGGCTCGGGAGCTGGGTTGGTCACCCACTGAAATTTACAACATGCGGATCGTGGACATCATTGACTGTGATGCTGGCAAGAGGGCTGTCCAGTGCTGGGAGGAAATTGCAAATCCAAATCAGACCGTGGCCTGCGACATTCATTGCAAGCACAAGCCAAGTAGGTCCTACGGATGGACAAGCCTGGAATTCGATGGCTACCTGTACATTACGGGTCGTGACATCGGGGAAGCGAAGCGCCACGAGCTGGAACTGGACAAGTTGATCGTGAGCCTGGAGGCCCGTAATGCTGACCTGGAGCGCTTTGCAAGCGTTGCTGCTCATCAACTCCGCAGCCCACCTCGGACCATTGCCGGCATCGCCCAAGCGCTCAAGGAGGACTATGGCCACCTCATGGACGATGAGGGACTACAGTTTCTTGACGACATCCATGGGGATGCTGACCAGATGGCTGAAATCGTAGACGGGCTGTACAAGTTCTCTACGGTTCGAACTTCAGCCGAAATGGAGCTGGAACCTGTGGACTTGAACAAGGTGGTCCAAGGCATCAAGGAGGTGCGGGCAAAACGGCGTTGTACGGAATGCCCAATCGGCACAAGGTGTCCTCATCGCCATCTTCATGTAGACTGCCCCTCCCGAAGAGAGATCATAGAACTGGGAGATCTCCCTACCGTGCTCGGGGATTTCGTGATGCTCCGAGAGGTGTTCTCGAACCTCATCGACAATGGCATGAAGTTCAACGAGTCCATGCAAAAACGGGTGTTGATCCGTGGTAAGAAACTCCTCCATGATCGGTGGTTGATTTCCGTCTCGGACAACGGGGTGGGGATCCCCACTCAGTATCAGGGTAAGCTCTTTCAGATGTTCGAACGGATGCACCCGAAGTACCCTGGCACCGGTGTGGGCCTAGCGTTGGTGGCCGCCATCGTGAATAAGTTGGGTGGGGAAATCACAGTACAGTCCGAGGAAGGTTCCGGTACAACTTTTCACTTTGACTTGGCAGGAGCACCATGAACGTGAACACCGTGCTGATCCTGGGATTTTTTCTGCTGTGGGTGCTCCATCGTTGGTGGTCCGCTGGCTTTGTAGTTCGTTCGCTCAAGATGCAAGCGGAGATCCAGCGAACGCTCGACCAGTTCGTCAAAGCAACGGGTGCTGTGCGAGCCACGGTGCTTGATGCACATGAGTCACCACGGGTTGGCGAGCAGTTGGTCACCACGGCCAAGTGGGAGTCCGTGGAACCGGGATTCTTTTCACTATGCACCTCCTGGCGTGATGTCCCCCTCCAAAGGGATACCCGAGCCGTTCTTCTAGCAGTGCTTTCCAAGGGAGAACTGGAAATCCGTCGGGAGAATATGGGTCCAGGGCAACTCCGCGACGAGTACGGGGCTCAGGGCATCGTGCATGGGTGGTCAGTCAGCATCATCACTCGCCCGAGCCTGGTAGGTAGCTTTTTCCGTGGCCCGAAGTCAGCGCAGTTCCTGTGGATCTGTGCCGACTGGGACGCAACGGTGGAAGTCACAGATGAGCATCGTGCTGAGTTGGGTCGAGTCGCCCACAAGCTCCGCAAGCTCGTCTACTGAGGTTGTGCTCCTGGCAGGGTTTGAACCTGCGGTGGGGGCGCAATGCCCCGAAGGATTTAGAGTCCTTTGGCTTCGACCACTCGCCTACAGGATTCATCCGCGACTGTGAGAAAGACGAGGGGTTCTCAACCACCCAAGGCTACCCCAAGTTCCAGCAGTTGGCCAAAGCGCTCGAACACGGGGTGAAGCACCAGGAGGGGTTTCACCCCCTCCTGAAAATGCTCACTGGGGGCTCAACTCCGTCGCCCCCTCCGTAGTAGGGATGCAAGCAACACCAGGAGCCTTTTGATGATCATGTTTCCGCACATTTCCCTGTTCCACAACGTGCTCAAGTACGTTGAGCACGTCAACACGGACCCCGAGGTCCCGGTGGAGTCCCGGATCACCAGGCCCATCACGTTCCGTGGCAGCATCAAGCTGCACGGGTCGACCTGCGGTGTCATCTGGACTCCCGGCGACAGCCTCCGGGCTCCGTCCCGTGAGGGCGACCTGACGCCCGAAGCCGACTACAAGGGGTTCGCCAAGTTCGTCAAGGAGCACGACGAGTACCTTCGTACCCTGATCCATGACCAGATCCTGCCCAGGATCCCTGGCACGGTGGTTCAGCTCGCCCTCTACGGTGAGTGGGTAGGTGCAGGCGTCGTGAGCAGGACCAAGGGGGTGGCGGTCGCCAAGTTCGACCCGAAGCACTGGGCTCTGTTCTCTGTGTGGGCGGTCACCAGTGACAACGAACGGGTGCGAGTCAACGTGTCCAACCAGGTGCTGGACAACCTGCAAAAGATCCACCCCCGCATCGGCAACGTCCGCAAGGCTGGCAACTGGACCATCACGGTGGATTTCAACGACCCGGCCTCTGTGGAGGCTGCTCAGGTGGAAGCTGCACGGGTCACCGCCAGCATCGAGGCTCAGTGCCCCTACGGTGACCTGTACGGTCTGGATGGGGCTGGGGAGGGCATCGTCTGGATCCCTCAGGGTGAGTTCCTTGGACGTGAGGATCTCTACTGGAAGCACAAGACCGAGGCCCACAGCGTCGTGCTGGAGTCCAAGGTCACTCGGGAGCGGCCCATTGTGGCCGAGGACGTGCAGGTAGCTATCAAGGACTTCGTCCTTGACGTGGTTTCGGAGAACCGCCTGTTCCAGGGGCTTGACGCTCTGGAGCAGCAGGGGCTCAAGGCCGAGAAGCGGAACACGGGCAAGTTCATCCAGTGGATCTCCGCCGACGTGGCCCGTGAGTGCTCCCTGAAACTGGAGGACTACGGGCTCGTGTGGGACCAGGTCTCCACCGCCGTGGGCAACCATGCCCGAACGTTCTTCCTCGCCAACGCAAAGTGAACTGAGGGGGCTCAACTTCAAGCCCCCGAGCGTAGTAGAAGCACAACACCAATGCCTCCGTGGCAAGGACCAGAGACATCATGAGCATCGAGACTTCGCCCGACAACGGCAACAACATCGCCACCTCCCCCTTCCAGAGCGTCCAGGGCGCGGCTGACGCGGCCCAGGACGCCGCCGAGGGTGCCCGGTTCCTGACCGAGTTCTGGATCGAGCAGGGCGTGTGCTTCACCAGCGGCCACGTCGTGAACGCCCTCCGTGAGGCGCGAGGCAAGAGCCTGATGGTCAACCAGCGTCCGACCGGTCAGGCCGTGCAGGACTACTTCGCCTCCGGCGACATGCCGAGCTACGCCGATGACCTCGGTGGTGGCACTCGTCCGATGCGCAAGGTCCGGCGGACCGAGCGGACCGACACCCGCACCCCGGTGGGCACCGAGGTCTACGTCTACGGCCCGAGCGAGGACGAGATCGACGCCTTCGAGTTCGAGATCAACATCGCCGAGGCCCCGATGGTCTCGGACGGCCAGGGCGGGCAGACGAGCGCCGCCACGGCCCTCCTGAACGCGACGCCCAACCAGGCGGCCGGTTCGGCCGGTGCCTCGCCCATCCCGCCCGTGACTCCGAGTGGCACGGTCGCGGTGGCCAACGGCAAGATGGTCCCCGGCAACCCCATCGCCGTGGTCCACAACGATGGTCGCGGTGGTCGCCTGACCATCCCCCGCCTCGCTTTCGAGGCCCTGGCCTTCGAGACGGGTGTCCCCATCGTGGGCGGGGAGCCCCTCTACGTCACCCAGATCGGCGACATCCTGACGGTGGCCCAGACGGAGACCCTCGGTTCGGAGGAGGTCAAGCCGACGACCGACCGACTGCGCCTGCACCTGAACGTCCCCAACATTGCGGCGGTCGGGACCGAGTACGAGATTCTGGTCAGCGCGAACGGCCTGACCATCGACCTCAGCAAGCCGCAGCCGTAGACTGCACTCATCAGGAGCCGTGCGGGAACCTGATGATGTTGAAGGCCCCCTCCCTGTTGTGACGGCAGGTAGGGGGCCTTCCTTTTGGCAGGGCTGCTAGAGCAGCCTCAAGTGGCCCGTGATTGCGTCGATAGCCTCCGCCTCTGCCGGTCCTATTGCAATGCAAGTAGCCGTCCTCACCCCGTGAAACTCAGTCAGACCGGCATCTTCGACTAGGGCGCAAGGTAGATGGCACTCTTGCGCTTTTCGCAAGAGTGCCAGCAACTCACTCTCGGAACCGACCTGTAGACAGATCTTGGTGAACAAGCCTGTGAGCCACTCCTCCATCTCATCGGTCAACGCCACGAACAGGAGTCCACTGTCGCCTACTGACCCACGGTCAAGCAGCACCTTCATGGCAGCGTGAGCACCCTGAGCAATCATCTTGCCCTTGCGCATCCCAAGGTCCGTTCTCATCACGATAACTTGCTTGATCATGTTGTGGCCTCCCGCCAGGCACGTCTCAGTTGCTCTACATCTACCCGATGGTTCGGCCGTTCAGCCCCCCAAATCGGGTACACGGGCGTTCGTTCATCAAACGAGCAGACGAGAACTTCATCCTCAGCCCAAACCTTTCGTTGACCGGTTAGGGTGGCGGTAGCGGTCCTGCCCACAGTCACGATAGCTCTTGGCTGAACTGTGATGATCTGATGTAGGAGCCATGGGTGGCAGGAGCGGATCTCCTCCTTGGTGGGCATCTGGTGCCGTGGGGGCTTACATTTCACGAGGTTGCAGATGTAGACCTGATCCTCGGGTATCTCCGCGTGGAGTAGGGCATGGCTCAACAGAAGCCCGGACGGACCGACGAAAGGGAGACCGCGTTGGTCATCCTCGACACCCGGAGCTTCGCCAAGAATCATGAGAGGAGCACTTTGGGGGCCTCTACAGATCGCTGGGTGAGTGCGGCTCAGTCGCAGCCTACAGGCATCACAACTCAAGACCTTAGCAACAAACTGGTGATGTTCGAGCACTGGGGGCATTACAGGTAGCACCCTCAAAAGCCATAACCAGACCTTTTGCCGCTGAGTTTAGACCTTTCTCTGATGGTGTACAGACCAAAGCCCAGACTTCTAAACTCCTGCAATTTCCCTAGTTTAAGGGCTCAACATCAGGAAATGCTCCGTAGTAGGTGCAGAACGAGGGAACCCAAGAAGAGACAGCAGGAAGAGACGCTCTGGGACTGCACCGAGTGGCGGTGAGTCAGGCGCGTCTCGGCTGCAACTCACCGAATCTTCTGCCCGATGAGTTTCAACTCGTAGTTGTAGTAGGGGGCCATCGTCTGGCCGTGCCTTACCCAAATGGTGACCCGCCCCTCAACCGTGTTGACTCGAACGATCTGGCCAAGAACCCCTAACTTACGGCTGGCCACATATTCAGGACCACACATCAGGTCCGGGTGCTCTTCGAGCACCGTGACTTGCACGATGTTCCCAGAGCGGGCATCAACTTCGTGCATAGACCGCCTCCGCCATCGCGGCCAGTTCGCACAACGTGCGGGTCACCACCTGGTCTCGGGCCTCATTCCTGTCCAGCCCATCCAGGTGGATGGTGCCCTGTGAGCAGGACTCCCCACAAAGGATGGCGTAGTGGGCGAACGGTTGCTCAATGTCCCCCCAGGCCTCAGCGTAGCCGGTGACCGCGATGACCAAGTCCGCGTGGCCGAAGGCGTGGCGAGCACCCATAGCCATCTGCATCGCCACGGCCGATGAGACACAGTTGCAGCTCTCCGCCATCTCTCGGTCCACGTTGAGCATGTGAACCTTGGCTTCGAGGTTGTAGGCCACGATGCCGCCCTGGTGGTACTGCGAGCACCCGGAGGTGTCTGCGATCGCGGCCGAGATCCTCCCGGCGGTAAGGCTTTCAGCCGTGGCCAGTGTCAGGTTCTTGGCGATGGCGACCCGGTGAATCTGCGAGAGAGCAAGTCGCCTATCTTGGAGGTGGGTCATCTAGTCATCCGTCGCAGGTCACCTGCGGGGGTGAAGAACCATTCATACCGGCCTCGGATGTGACCCTCGACGGCTGGGTAGAGCATCCCTTCCAGGTCATTGTCCCCATTCGTGGTCAACACAAATTGGAGGACCTGTGCCTCTATCAACGGCAGGTTGGGGACCGTCAGTAATCTCTCTGCCATGGTTCGTAGGTTCATGATCAGTGTCCCGGCCTCCTGCCCCTACTACGGAGCAGGAGGCCGGCTTGAGCCTTACTTGAGGAAATCGACCCCGCTCCGCCATTCGATGGTGACGTCAGCGTGCTCACGCAGTGCCGCCAGGGCTCGGAAGCCATCCACCCGCTGTCCCGGATCAGACACCTGGGCGTGGGCAACCAGTCCGGTCACGTTGGTCACCGGATCCTTGGTGTTCAGGTGTCCGCTGAGGCGGAAGGTCCGCCAGTCGTCACACGCCCGGAGCGGGATGCCTCGCAGGGTGCAGTACCAGGGGACGAACAGGGCGAGTGCAGTCTTCTGGGCCGGGGTGAGATCCCAGCACTTCACACGGGCATAGCCCCGAGTCAGTGGGGGCTTGCCATCCCCTTCACGTCCGATGGCGGCATTGAACATCATGGGTTTCTGACCAGGCTCCCCGTTTCTCTTGAGGGAGAATGGACCCCCGATGTCCATCGAGTCCGACTGCACGTTGTGGTTCGTGGCGTGCCTGCCGCGAAGGTGGGCTGGGTCGAAGTGCTGGTAGATGGTCCCGTCGATGTCCATCGTCATGATGGTGGAGAGGCCCCGAGCATCAAGAATCTTCTCGGTCGCCTGGGCGTAGTTGTCACCCTTGCGGTGTGTCTCAGCCCCGAGGTGGAACACAAACTGCGTCACGGGGCGTGTGCGAGCACTCACATCGTTGCTCTGGGCAGGGACCCCACCGGGTTCGAGGTGGTTGACGACCCTCACACCCGCAGGGGGCGTGTACCCACTGCGGGCGATGATGAACTGCCCTGGTTCTGCTCCTGGGCCGATGACGGGGCAGGGCTGATGCACCTTCGCCCACGCCTTCCAGGCAGCGATGCTCTTCGGGCCGAACCAGCCATCAACGGGCTTGGCCCCCACCTTGAGCTGGAGCACCTTCACGTCCCCCAGCTCCCATGAGGGGAGCCTCAGACTCTCTAGCGTCAGGTTGGCCTTCTCGGCTTCCTTCTTCGAATACAGCGCAGACTGGCCCATCACTCTCACCTCCATCGGTGTGGTCACCTGTGGACTCTACCGCATCCAAGGGCAGGATGATCGGGGGAACCCGATAGGCATCGTCTACAGGGAGAGGCCGGTGGGCGTCAGGGAGTGGTGGGGAAACCACTTGGATCGGGGAACTGAGGGTGATCCCGATCCAAGTGGCCAGTGCTGCAAAGCAACCCAGAAAGATCCCGATGATGAGGTAGCGGGTCATCTGTCATTCTGGGCTGTGCAGATGGTCTGCTCTCGCTGAAGATCATCCTCCCAGGATGCTCGCCAACGGATGAACCTGTCCCAGTGCTTGGAGGTTTGGTAGCACCTGGGGGTCACGGATGGCTTGCGGATGGCCGTCACCCAGGCCACCTTCCAGAGTTGCTGTTCCTGACCGGGGCGGTTCAGGTTGCAGTCACGACGGACCTTAGGCACCTGTTTGGCGACGTGTGCAATCCAGGCTCGGGCCGCTTGTCGGGGGTTGCGGCGATCGATCTTGGGTCCCCAAGGGGAGGTTGTCCACCAAGGCCACATTTGGAGGATGCCGATAGCCTTTGGCCTGCCGTCTGCGGAGAAGGAGTGGTCGCCTTCACTCCCAGGGCAGAAGCCAGACTCGTGACACGCGGCTGCCAGCACCATCCCCCGCATCTCCGGGGGCACCTGGAAATCCTCTTCATAGCGGAGCATGTCCCGCAGCAATCCCCGATCGGGTTCCTCCCGGCTGCGGTTACACTGCATTGCACGGTCGAGAATGGCTGTCTCCAGAGAAGACTCCGGGGGGCGAGCAATCCAGCACGCATCATAGGGGGAGTAGAAGGGCTCTTGGACTTCGTCCTTCCCGGTGAGGAAGGACGAGATGTCAGGCACTTCTGGGGGATCTGGGATCTCGGTGAGTGTGGCGCTGTCATCCGGGTCGGAAAATTTGTTCCAGTCCAGGGCCTCGTGGGGTGCCTCCGAGCACGCCATGAGGTGGATGAGCACCAGTGCAATCATCGGGGTCTTCATCGATCAACCTGCTTCTAGGGTCCGGGTCTTGACCTCGGCCATGAGCCCCCACACCACGGGGTTGTAGGGCTGCCGGGCCTGCTCCCCGATCTGGGTGTGATCCAGTTCGGGATTCTTCTCTCGGAGTCGTCTCTCAGCTTCGTACTTGTAGATGCGGATGTTCGACTTCTCCGTCACGGTCCACGCCAACACTGCCCGAGCGACGCCAGCCAAGGGGTCCTCGGACGCTATCTGGTCCTCGTATCGGCTGATAACCGACTGGGCCACCTGCTCTGGTTCAGGGAGGGTCCCCTCATAGATGCCATCGAACAGGGGTTCCCAGGTGCCTTGGGTCTCATCCGAGACGATAAAGTTGGCTCCGTGGCAGAGCCAGAACACGTACTCGTCATCGGTGATGTCCGGCACCGTCTCACCGTCACGCAGGAGGCTGGCGGCTTTGAACACCTTGCTGCTGCGGGCGATTTTGGCCATCTGGTTCTGGCGGAAGTTTGCTAGACGATCCTTGCGGGTCCGCTTGGCCTTCTCTGCCTTCTTCGCCTTCTTCCGAAGAATCTGGTTCTTGTCCTTGCTCACGCCATGTCCTCCTTGAAACGGGCGATCCATTCCATGAGGCGGATGTGGACTTCTTTGGGCTCCCCGTTAGCGTCAATGACGCCTACCCGTCCGCCGGGTGCTAGGAAATGCCCTGCATGAGGGACCAGGTCAAGATAACGCTGACGGTTTCGCTTCTGGATGTCGAGTTTTTCGTAGAACTCGTTGTGTCCCGGTCGCCGGGTGGCCCGACCTAGTGCGACCTCGGGGTCGAGGTCAAGCAGAATCAGGTGCGTGGCTCGTGCTGGAAGTTGCCTGTGGAGGTCCATCAACCAGTCCAGGGGCCATGTTTCCTGTTGATAGACCAGAGTGCTCATCCAGGAACGGACGCTCACCACGTCACGTCCTTCGGCAAGGGCTGGGCGCACCTTCTCGGACAGCATGGCCATCCGGTCGGCCAAGAACATCGCGGCGTGAGCCTCAATGTAGGTGCCCTCCTTGAGCATCTCTCGGAGCAACTTGCCGGTGGGTGATGTGGAGTCCGGCTCGTTCACTCGAAGGAGTGGCCGAGGTCCTAGTCCCTGGACAAGCAGGTCCGCTTGGGTGTCTTTTCCCGAGCCGTCCACGCCTTCTAGCACTATGTACATAATATCCCGTAGTCATTGATGTTTTTGTAGCCACTGCACCACTGCATCCATCTCTTGGAGAGTGGCATCACTCTTGAGTTGATTAGCTCGATTGCTGATCACAACCACGTTCCCAAGGCTATACCCCAATAGTGGAACAAAGCGGTCTGGAGTAGGGAAAGGCCAGTAGGCACCACGGAGGCCCAAACTTACCCCTGCCAGCTTAAAGGCTTCTCATACTACACAAACCGCCTTAGGTTTGAGCCCCCGACTTTCTGGTGTCCCAGGAGGTGAGCTTGACTAGAGCAGGTTCCTCAGACGGTCAGGAACCTCTTCAGCCGTACCGGTAAACACAAGCGACCGGAGACGGCCTTCGAGGTTTTGAGCCTGGTTTCTGGTGCTAGCACCGCTACGTCGTAGGACAACTTGACGGAACATCGGAGTCACCCATCTATCCCAGGCAACTTGCCGACCTTGCAACTCGATGGTGTTGGCCAATCCCGTGATTAACCGGATGACGACCCCACGGTCACGAAAAAGTTGGGCGAGGTCCTTGACCAAATTCAAAGCGTCTTTTTTCCATACGTTCGGGTCCATGCCCCTACTACGCGGGCGAGTCATGTGTTGAGCCCCTCTGCTTCGTTATCGAGGGGCTCAACTCTGCTTGGGCAGCCGTAATAGTGGTGTACAAGGGCATCGGAGAACAAGATGGATGCTGCGCAACGTGAAGAGTGACTCCACCGAGGACCGGGACCACGTCCTGAACTGGATGGAGTACAACCGTTTCTACAGCTACATCGCCCCACTGGAAGTGCAGGACGCTCCTGACATTGCAGATGCCTTGGGTGAGCACCTGATGATGTGGGTCGCCCCGAAGGGCGACGCCCTTCTCGCCCAGTGGCAGAAAGAGCACCCCACGACTCTCTAACAGGTCCACACGATGAACATCATTCTCAACAGCTTCGTTCGACGGCAGGTGCCCAACAGCCGTTTCAGCCATACCATCCTCTCGGAACAGTCCCTTCTGTTCCTTGTGACCGAGGCCTTTGGCCAGGCCAAGCCCGGCTACCGCGAGGGTGTCCTGGTCGTCCCTGTGCCCCCGGCAGGCTTCTACAGTGCAACCGTGGACCTCAAGGAAGGGATGCACCTCAGGGCCACCTACGAGCCCCGCAAGGAGGGTGAGGAGCCCCGCCTGCACGTCGGGCTGGAGCCCCCTGTCGTCGGTAAACATCCTGGTGGTCTCGTCTACGACTACGCGAGTATCAAGCAGCCCGCCGTCGCTGTGGACATCATCCTCTACGCGAGCACAGTCCTGGCCGAGGACAGGGACAACGACCAGCCTGCCGAGGACGGCAACTGGGAGATCATTTCCATC